AGACCAAAGGCCTGGATCAATTACTAAGTCACCCGATGCAGCTTCACCCCATGCTACGAAGTCAGACGTATTTGTAATTGTTGCACCATTAGAATGCGATGCTGCTGTTGTGCCTCTCGCTGCTCGCGTCACGCCTGTTAATGTGTTGCCTGAGATTCCAGTGTAAGAAATATCTTCATTGTCTATTGAAATATGATTTGTACCTGTTGATGGAAAGTTAACTACGCTTGTTAAAACTATGGTTGTTGTAGACGCATCAATACCTCCGTTCAAAGTTGTTGTAAGTGCATTGGCCACTGTGCCACCAAAAGAAGCTAAACCCCAACCAAAACCCGGTAACTGTTCTGCTGGTCCAACTGCATAATATGTTTGAACTCTTATACCACCAGATGCTGTAGCACCTGATCCTGTTTCTGCAGAAGGCATAGTAACTGTAATCGTTAAATTAGTTGGTGCTGAAGTTACCATAAATTTTTTATCATCAAAATCTGACGCTGAGTAATTAGAATTTGTAATAGCTGTAAAAGTATCTAATAAAATTATGTCTCCAGGCGCAAGACTGTGACCAGATCCAAAAGTTATAGTTACAGACGTAGATCCGTTTGTTGTGGTAAAAGCATTTGTAAGTGATGTTGTAGATTCAATAGGATGTATGTCATAAAACACACCTCCTGAGTAAGCATATAAAATTCTATTTGTACCTATAATTGAAAACTTTTGACCACCTCTATTTACAATATGGTGCATAGCTCTAGCAGAACCTGTTAATTTATTATTACCTAGTTGCTGCCAACCACCTATTTTTTCAGGTGTACCATATCTAAATCTTACATTATCACCATTAACCCATTGGCCTTCGGCTTGAGTATCTGTAATCTGTTTATTAAACCCTGGTAAGAACTGTACTTTTTGTAATGCCATAATATATGATTATATCAGTTTTTGGCAATAAATATAGTCCATTCTAGATCGGAGATCAAATCATTTACGTAGACTTTTGTATTTTTCTTTTTCTTAATATACTTGTGAAGTTCTTCCAAGTCCAAAATTAACCAATCTTTTTCGCGTTCAATAACCATTTTTTCAGCTCTAGTATCTATTCTACCTTTTTGAGCAGTTGTTCCATCAGATAATTTAAACATATTTCTTACGTCAAACCTATAAAAAGCATTTGTGCCTTTTATTATTCCTGCAATATTCCAAGATGTTTTTTCTTTTGGGTATCCAATAGATGTTAGATGTTTAGAAAATCTTTCTAATATATTACTCATACTATATCAAAATTATAAGCCAAAGATATTCTTGTATTTTTTTCTTCACTTCTTTCAACACAATGAGGTAAGTCAGATTTAAATATTAAAAGTCTTCCAGGTACTGGATCGTAATAAACTGTATTAGCTGTATCTCTAGTAAATGTTTCAGATGTTGGCTCATTTACAAAAGGATCAGGAGATACTTTAAATATAATCTTAGAGGATTTTTTAACATTACTTTTTAAGAAATAAACTGCCGAAAGAGAATGTGTGTTATGTGTATGATATTCTTGAAAATCATTTTTATGATATAAACTAATCCAACCATTAACACATTTAAAATTGTTTTTATAATTTAGGTTATTTGAATATTCTTTTACTTGATTTAAGATCCAGTTATTTAAAGGTTTAAAATTATCATCTAAAGAAATATCATAAGTATTTAAAGTATTATATGTTTTTTTAGATATCCAAGCTTTGCCACCAGATCTAATCTTCTTACTAACTTTAATGCATTCTTTAATTAACTTATTTTGAATTTCTTTGTGTTCTGGGTTATCAACATAACCTACAATTTTTGGCGACCACTTTTCAAATATCATAATTTATTATACCAAGCAACTATTACATATCTTTTTCCTTTTAATAACTCAGTTACCATATGTTTTTTTTCTGAATAAAATTTTACTATTTTTCCTATTTCTGGTTCTATAGTTTTATTTTCAACAATAGTTCTACCACCTTCGTAATTTTTATTTAGATATGTTACTGTAGTAATATCATAATTGAACTGATCATCTTTATATCCATTATCTATATGCCAATTATGTAATTCACCTATTGGCCAAAAAACAATTTCAATATTTTTTATATAATAATCTTTAAAAAGTAATTGATATTTTTTTAATAATTTTTTAATCTTTAAATCATTTATATTTTTTAATTTTAAAATATGTCTTTTAGAATGTATTTCAGTTTTATTAAAATTATTATTAATAGTATCAATACAATATTTACAAATGTCTTTACTTAAAAAGTTTTTATTTTCTTCTATCATTTTAAATGTAAATACGCTCCACTATCTTTCTGATAGATATCTCCTATAGGATATAAATTAAACGCAATAGATTTTCTCATTATATGAGATTCATTTTTTAAAACTTTATGATGCATTTCACTAGGAAAAATTATAAGTAACCCATCGACAGGTTTAAATCTCCAAGAACGAGAATTATAAATATTGAATTCTTTTTTATCTAAAAGGTATCTAATATCCGTATAATCTTGAAATGCTATATCACCTGAATTTTCGTCTACATGTAAATATAAAATACCACTGAACATAGAATTTGCATGAGCGTGAAAATTTGTTTCTGCTCCTGGTTCAGAAACTACTGACCAAGATGTGGAGAAATCAAACTTCTGTTCATATTTCAAAACTTCTTTTGTAAATATATAAAATTCTTCTAATATTTTATTTTTTAAAAATTTAAGTTTAGGTTTTTTTAGTAGCTGTTTTTCTTTTGAAGTTAAGGAAGGTTTTTTTATATCGTAAGCATAATCTTTTTTGTGCCCAGAGTTAATCCAATTTGTATCACAGATTTTATCTACGGCCGAAATGCTTTTCTTTAAATCAAGTTCTATTACTTTTGTATAAAATACTTTTGAAAAAAGAGGATAAATGTTTCCTTGGTTCATTTTTTAAATACATTATTTTGACCTAACATATGTTTTTTCAAATCTGGTCTAGTGTAACCTTCTGGTAATCCTGGGAAACCTCTTTCATCAAATTCTAAATGTTTATTATTAGGGTTTGTATAATGTAAAAAAACTTGCACACAAAAGTCTTGCTGTAATTCATCTCTCCAATGTTCTAATTCACAGCCTTTATAAATAGCAAGATCACCTTCATTTAAAATAACCTTTTTTATTTTTTGTTCTTTATCTTTAAAATATATAGGCCATTTGGAGCCATATAAATTTAATGTAGCAGAAACTTCACAAGACTCTCTATCTTTATGTTTCTTTAAAACATCTCCTTTTTTGTAAATTCTTACATAAGAATAAGTTGGTAGTAATTTTTTATTTGTTTTTTTTTCAATAAGAGGATGTAAATTTAATAATAAAGTTTCAGCAAAAATATCTGAATAACAAGAATAAGACAAAGGAGCTTGAGGATCAGTCCAAACACCCCAAGTTTTTTCATATGAAGGAATAAATCCATCTTGAAAAAGTTTAGCAGCTACATGTTGTTTTAAAAAAATATAATCGGTGAACATAGAAGCTATATTTTTATCTACAGCTTTTTTAACAACTTTGTATTTTATATCATCAAATTTTTTCATTAGAAATAATTAAAATTAATGTTTACTCTTATTTTTTCATCAGAGCAATAAGTAGATGCGTGTTCTAATTTAGAATCAAAAATTAATAATCTATTAGCCTTGCTCTCTACTGTTTTACCATTTTTAAAAATGGTAGGCCCATTATTATCATTTAAATAAAACAATGCATTCTTATGTTCGTATTCAAAATCTTTATGAAAATTGTTTTGCACTTTCTTTCCTAAGTTTGGGTATAAATTTCCTTTCACTCGTACTATAGCATTTGGTTTTAAAATATCAAGTACAGGATGTATTAAATTAAAATATTGACTATTTGAAGTATGGTTTTCATAAAATAAATGAGTAAAGTAAAATAACTTATCTTTTTGAGTTTCCGCAGTAACTGTTGATGAATAGAACCAAGGAAAATGTTTACTCATCATTAATAATTGTAAATCTTTAAAAGATTCTTTTTCTATTGCGTTGTCTATTATTTTAAACATATTGTATATTCCAATGTATAAATCTAAATGGTTCTAAACCTGGGTCTACTGTAAATTCGTGATTAAAATATCCAGGAAAAATAATCATATCTCCTGGTTTTATTTTATAGTGTACAGATTCTGATCCTGATGAAATTTTATTTTTATCCAGTAAAGGTAGTTTAGTCATTACGGCTCCAGGTCTTGGATCGTAAAAACGAGGAAAAGAAGTAAGCTCTGAACATTTTAAAAAATAAAAACCAGATACATGTTGATTCCAATGAGAATGTGCTGAATGATGTCCTCCTCCTAATTTTGAAAACTCTTGTACCCATAACTCATTTAAACTTATCTTTTTGTGTTGTATATCAAAACCGCAATCATTAATAAAATGATTACTATGATCAACAATTTTATCAATAAAAAATTTAAAATTATTATCCAAAATTAAAGAAGTCGAATGGTAACTTGAACCAAAAGAGTTTTTTAATTTTTTAGGAATCGTCTTATCTAATTTTATTCTTTCTTTATCTCTTTTAATAGAATCTTTAATATAAGGATCTGTTAATTGATTTAACTGATTAACATGTTGAAGAATATTTACTTTAAACACTGGAGTACTAAATAATTCATCTTTAAATATTTTTTGCATTTTATCTCCAATTAGGTCCTGTTAACCACACAACTAAACTGTAACGTATTCCTTTTTTTACAGGAGCTACTTTATGACATTGAAAAGACGGAAAAACTAAACAAGAACCTTTTTCACTAATTTCTTTCATTTCATATATTCTATCTTTTTTTGGTTTATCATGGAATTTAAATAAAAATTCACCTCCAGTGTAATCAGAAGGACTAGACAAATTTAAAGAAAAAGATAATTTTCTATTTCTATTTGATTTAAAACTATCGCGGTGAAAGTCATAAAATTGTTTTTTTGTATACATAGTAAATTGAGCTTTTAAATCTAAATTTAAATCTAACTCAAAGTTCCAGTTTGCTTTTTGATTAGCATTATGCATTAACTCTTTTATAGGTTCTAGTATGTTTTTATCCTGTAACCAAACTATTGTTGATTCTCTAACTTTTTTATCGTAAACAGGTCGACCGTCTTGACCTATCATTCCTTGTATTTTTTGTTGTGATAAACCTTTTTCAATAACATAATCACAGAACTGCTCTGTGAATAATTTTTTATAATAATAATAATCGTTATTCGTAAACATTATATTTCAAAATAGTTATTAACTAAATAAAATCCATTTAATTTAGAAATATTTTTAGTTATCTCAAAATTTAAATGAGAAGGAAACATTACAAAGCAATTATTTTTTAAAGGATATCTTGCATGTAAGTTAACTCTTTTTTTATTGTTGTGGTAAATAATTACTTCTGAACTTTTGTTTTCTAATTCAACACCATAGATCATAGTATAAACTGGAGATCCTTCAATATCATAAGGATTAAAATAATTATTTTTTTGAATATTGTCATCTTGTTTTAAGATAAAACTAAAACTTTCTTTTAACACTAAAGATGATTTACCTTTTTGCTGAAGTTTGAAAAAATCACTAATATAAGAATTTAAAAAAGATAAATGAATTGTATGATTTAATGGCTGTACTGGTGTTTTTTTATTTTTACTTTTTTCTAAATAGCCATACATCATGGCATATTTTATTTGTTCTCTATGTATTTCATATCCTTTAGGACAGTTTACACCACCGTAATAAACAGCTTCTTCATTGAGTATTTCTTTATACATTTCAATATCTTATACACTCAGACGCGTGAAATTTCAATGGTTGATTATCCACTCTTTTAACAAATTCAAAAAAAGTAACCAAAGTTAGACGTTCTTTATTATCATTTCCATAATTATCAACTCCATGATATTGAGAACCATCAAATAATATCATCCTGTTTTTTTTAGCTTTTAACTCTAATACTTTTTCATAGCTATTATGATTTTCTTTAATTGCTTTCTTAAATTCTTTTGTTCTTTTTTTATTAGGATTTAAATAATTTTCTTTTTGTGTTTCTTTATAAAAATTATTTTTCACAGGATCTTTTAATTGATATATGCAAGTTCCATTATTATCTTCATCACTTAAATAAACAACAGAAGTAAACTCATGACTTAAGTCTTGATGAATAAATCCTTTTTCAGGATACTCAGATGGTTTTATTTTTTGAAAATACTGTGTAGCTTGCCATTCTAAACAAGAATCTTTATTAACATCATTAGGGTATAAAGCAGCTATAATTTTTTCAGTAGTTTTTTGAAAAAAATTTGGATCAAATTGATGTGTGCTTATAGTTCTGGTTCCAGGCCAAGTTCCTTTACCAGGTAAAAATTTTAAAGATTTAGAATACTCTATAACTGAGTTTGGGTTAACAAAAAATTTATCAATGGTTAGCGTTGGCCAAATCAAAAATTATATTGCGCTCCACCCTTGTGTATTGTCAACTTGATATGCTGATTCATCCCATCTGTATGCTGTATAAGTTTCATCATCTGATGGATAAGGTACTGGGGACTCATATTTTCCAGTAGTATTATTCATAGTCCAGCTTGGAAAAGGTTGTACACTATCTTTAAAAATATCTAGTTCAGGGTCGTACTTTAATCCTGGTCCTGCGAAATTAGCTCTGTAAGGTGTACCACCTAATAAATGAACTCCTTTAGAAGTATTAAAAGAAGTTTTTTTCCATAAAGGCCAATTGTGATGTTTAGTTAGATAAGCAACACCTGTTGCTTCATCATCATTAGAAATATCGTCTTGTAATGGAGTTACCCATAAAACATTATTATCTGAATCTAATTTTGCAAAATGTGCCATTATGCTACGTACGTCCCTGGTGAGTTAAATACGTGAATAGTGTCATCTCCAGAAGTTGATTCAGTTCCACCTGATCCATTTGAATCTGCTGTTACTCTTCTGATTACAACTTTCCC